GATGAAGAATGACTTGACAACTTTGTTTTTCTCTGATACCCTAAATCTATATAGGCTATGTAGGCTACTTAGGCTATGTACTAAGTATATACTATGTACTTATATTTAATATATACTTAGTACTTAGACTATTTAGCCTATGTACAGTAGGGCTTAACATAAGGATTGTTCGAAATGTACCCTGATGATGAGTTTTTACCTGAAGAAGCCTTTGATTACACTAAAGGCGAGTACGAAGATATGCACGAAGATCACAACATCAATGATGTACTGAATCGTTTTGTTCGCTTATGTCAAGAGTATGGGTTTTACTTTATGTTGCGTCAGTTAACTAAGGCTTTGAATGCTAAAGGGTTCAACGTATGAGAAAGCTTATACAGCCACGAAAGCGTAAGGTTAACCCTTACGTAGCCTACCTAGAGAATCATGGCCGCCATGCCACCTTAGAAGACCTCCTAGAGGCATTCCCTGACAAGACATCTAAGCAGATAAGAGACTCGATGTCTAAGTTAGTTGATAACTACACTGTTGATAGGGATATTAGGAAGGATGATCACCAATATTTGATATCGTACTCACTAGGTGGATATAACACTAAGGACAACACTGGTATCTGTTGGCATAACCCTTTTAATCTGAGGACAACATGAGCAGAGAAGCTATTAAACACACACCAGGTCCGTGGAACTACGACAGAAGCGGCTATTCCTTGTACGTCAACAGCGGACGCGAACTTGTGACCGCGTTGTCAATGGACGACAAGCGTCTGGAAACATCAGAAGCCAACGCCCGCCTGATCGCCGCCGCGCCTGATTTGTTAGATGCGCTTTTGATGGTGCTGGATGATCCAAATGCTTTAGATGGTCGGCCAAGGACTTATGAGTACGTACGCGCCGCCATCGCCAAGGCAACAGGAGAGAAATCATGAGCAGAAAAGCTATGCAGATGGCGCTTGAGGCGCTGGAGAGTGATCCAACAAGTCTTGCTTGGCTTATTAACAAAAAGCAAGCTATCACCGTACTGCGCCAAGCACTTGTTGATGCTGACGACAAATCGCAAGAACGTGTCGATGAAAAGGCAAAACGTGAACATGAATGGGTTGGGCTGACGGATGAGGAGATTCAGGACTTGAGTCATCTGTCCCAGAAAATCGACGAAGGTAATTCACCGTGGTTTGATCGGTTGGGTTTTGCTAAGGCCATTGAACAAGCCTTGAAGGAGAAGAACAAGTGGTAAATATCGTAGTAGGACTACGACTCAAGTTAAAGGAGCTAATCAGTGAACTACTTAGCCACGCATGTTGGCTGTGATGATTGTGGATCTAGTGATGCACTATCCGTATCTGTTAATGATAAAGGAGAGACTTGGTCACATTGTTTTGCTTGTGGTACGAATACTAAAATGTCTGAACATGATGACAACTTCAGGCAAAAGCATACAAAGTCTGCTAAGGTGATTCCAATGCTAGATGGTAAGTATCAGTCTATACCGCTAAGAAACCTCTCCAGAGATGCCTTAAAAGCCTTTGGTGTGATGATCACTGATGAAGGTGGTGTAGCTTTTCCCTACTGTGATGCTGATGGTAAGGTCACTGCATACAAGGTAAGACATGATGCAATGAAGACTGATTGCACCATCAAAGGTGATTGGTCTAAGGCTACTTTGTTCGGACAGCATTTATTCCCTAAAGGTGGTAAGAGCATTACCATCACTGAAGGTGAGTTTGATGCTGTTGCTGTGTATCAAATGAATGGTATGCGGTATCCAGTAGTAAGTATACGTAACGGAGCACAATCAGCAATTAAGGACTGCAAGGACAACTATGAATATCTTGACTCTTTTGAAACCATTGTTATCAGCTTTGATGCTGATGAAGTTGGTAAGCAAGCTGCTACGAAGGTAGCTGATCTGTTCGGTGCTAAGGCTAAGATAGTCAAGCACAGACAACCACACAAGGATGCTAATGATTATCTCAAAGATGAGATGATCAAGGAGTATATCCAGGACTGGTTTGCTGCTGAAGTCTATGTACCTGATGGGATCATCGAAGGATCAAAGCTTTGGGAAGAGATCAACACACCAGCCATTAAAGCCTCTTGTGACTATCCTTGGGTTGGTCTTAATGCGTTAACTTATGGTATCCGTAAAGGCGAACTGGTGACGTTTACAGCAGGATCTGGACTGGGTAAATCACAGGTGCTGAGGGAGATCGTATACCACATCCTATGTAAGACTGAGGACAACATTGGGTTAATGTTTCTGGAGGAGTCTACTGTTCGCACTGCCAAAGGTATCATGTCTATCCATGCGAACAAGCCACTGCATCTACCTGACACAGCGTACACTGATGAGGAGTTTAGAGATGCCTTCGAGCACACTCTTGGCACTAATAGGGTTTATCTTTTTGATCATTTTGGGAGTACATCAATTGACAACATACTATCAAGAGTCAGATTCATGGCTAAAGGACTCGGATGTAGCTTTGTTGTGTTGGATCATATTAGTATTGTCGTCAGTTCTGGCGATGTTGGCGATGAACGTAAAGCATTAGATGAGATCATGACCAAGCTTAGGATGATTGTGCAGGAGACAGGCATAGCACTGTTGATTGTCAGCCATCTTAAGAGACCAGACGGTAAAGGCCATGAAGAAGGAGCAGCTACTTCACTAGGTCAGCTTCGAGGATCTGGTAGCATTGCACAGTTGTCTGATATGGTGATCGGTATGGAAAGGAATGCACAGCATGATGATGAACGTGAACGCAATACCACCAGGATTAGGGTACTCAAGAACCGTTTCAGCGGTGTCACAGGTCCAGCCTGTAACGTCTATTACAGCCACTCAACAGGAAGGTTATCAGAGGTCACACAAGATGAAGACTTATGAAGATTTGAAAGAAGATACGAAACGATTTGCTTTACAGCAGATACGTACAGGGTCTACAATGGGTGAAGTAGTTTGTTCGTTTGAAGAGATCATTAATGAGATCAGGAAGACATCAGACTACGTAGAGGCTATGCAAGATGCTAACAGGAGACCATAATGGCTGATGTACAAAGCATTGAAGAGCATGAGGATGGTACAGCTACTGTACACTTTGATCTGACTGATGAAGAGATTAAGATACTTATCAGTTGGGGTATCAAAGAAGCAATTAAGTTAGCTGTTCATAAAGAAAAGAACTTTGACTGGGGTTTGAACAATGAAGCAAACACTTAGAGATATGATGAGCCAATGCTGGAACAACCGCATGGATTGTGAACGCTTTGACTTTGAGAAGTTTGCTGAGATGGTGGCTTTCCAAGCCAGTGAAGAGAGGTTAGATCGCTGTATTGAAGCCTTAGAGAGAAGAGGTTACGCTGATGCAGCAGACATCATCAGGGGAGAAGGTTAATGTGGGTAATGGATAGGCTGTTAGCTGACCACGCAGAGCTAAAGAAGAAGTATGATACACTGCTAGAAGACTATCAGAAACTGGTACATAAATATGAAGAGCTTAGTGCTGGACATCGAAACAGACATGAAGCAGACTGTTATCTTCTGCGTAGTCACGAAGGATCTGACAACAAGTGAGGTGGTATGTCATACTCATCCAAGTACACTAAAGCCTCTTATAGAGGATTGCGACACAGTGATCGGACACAATCTAATCAGCTTCGACGGTTACCACCTTCGGAGATTGTGGAACATTACGATACCACTCAAGAAGGCCTCCGATACGCTCGTGCTGTCGAGGCTATGGAATCCCAGTATCGAAGGAGGACACAGTCTAGAAGCATGGGGGAAAAGATTAGGGAATCACAAGATTGAGTTTCAAGACTTTACTGCTTTGACACAAGAGATGATTGATTACTGTATCCAAGATGTTAATCTCACTGGTGAACTTCATCGTAAACTATGCACAGAGTTGAAGGACTTTTCACCACAAAGTATTGACATCGAACATACGGTACAGTTTATTGTTGCACAGCAGGAAAGACATGGATTCAAACTTGATATACCACTATGTACTTCATTTGTCTCTGATCTTAAGACAAAGTTATCTGACATTGAGGAGAACCTACAGACTATATTCCCACCGATCATTACGGAACGTGTTAGCGAGAAAACCGGAAAGAAGCTAAAGGATCATGTTGAAGTGTTTAACCCAGGCTCTAGAGATCAGATAGGACGTAGACTGATATCTTTAGGGTGGAAGCCTGATAAGTTCACTGAAACAGGTAAGCCAATGGTTGATGAAGTGATCCTGTCTAAGCTGTCGTATCCAGAGGCTAAGGCAATGGCTGAGTACCTGCTTATCCAGAAGCGTATAGCACAGGCTACATCGTGGCTAGAACACGTTGCTGATGATGGCAGGGTACACGGTAAGGTTATCACTAACGGTGCTGTCACAGGGCGTATGACGCACCACAGCCCTAACATGGCACAGGTTCCTGCTGTCAATGCTGACTATGGTGAGATATGTAGACAAGTATGGACTGTAGATCCTGGTAATGTCTTAGTTGGTTGTGATGCTTCAGGGTTAGAACTACGTATGCTAGCTCACTACATGAAAGATGATGAGTACACTAAGGAGGTGATCAATGGG